CCTTTAAATCGTCCAAATGTGATGGTGGCACATACGAACGGTATGGATATCCACAATAGTGCATCAGCTAATGTCATCGTCTTCGTAGTCATAAGTGATTCTGCAGTCCCAAGATTCTTCCCAACCAGGTTCATACATGGGACAAGGTTCCTCAAAGAGATAACCCATTCGTAATTGAAGGATTCTCTCCCTGAGTTGCTTATGAAGATCGTGTGATTTCATTATGGATTGTGATTCTTATTCTCTTTGATTTTATTATATCCCCAGACTGCTAGGGTGCCGATACCTAGACCAGCAATACAACAGAGTAACATATGGAATGCGTGCTCCAACGTTGAATGATCAGCGTGATGCATCAAAGATTTTCTTCCTGCTCTGTCAAAATAGTGCAGTCAGACTTAGGATAAGCAACACAAGTTAGAACCCAACCTTCATCGATCTGATCATCGTCAAGGAAGGATTGCTCCTCATTGTCTACCTCACCTTCTAAAAGTTTGCCAGCGCAAGCAGAACAAGCACCAGCACGGCAAGAGGAAGGAAGGTCAACACCTGCTTCTTCTGCTGCTTCAAGAATGTACTGATCGTCAGCACATTCGACTTTGGTCTCGGTCCCATCGGGGGATTGGAGAGTGACGCTATAGATAGTCATTGATTAATTAACGTGTACAGTACCGATCATGCCTGCTCCTTTGTGAGGAGCACACCAGTAAGTATAATCCCCTGGTTCAGGGAATGCAACTTCAAAGTCTTCACCTGGTAACATTGCCAGGGCTTCATGACTTAGTTCTGGATGATCTTCTACAACCACATTATGTGGAGGAAGCATGTTGTTGATAAAGTGAACTGATTCACCTGCAGCAATTGTAACTTCTGCTGGTTCAAATACTAGGTTTCCATTGGCACCCATTTGAACATCTACTGCCCATGCAGGTAAGGCAAAAAAGAATGTAGCGACTAGTGCGAAAAAGAACTTCATAAAACTTATTCGACTACACTATCTATTACAGATAAGATGAGTAGAAATACGTTTTTGTTATGAAATCACAACTTTACTTTAAAGATATATCCAACCATGGAAAGATTGGTGCAATGACTCCAACTAGTCTGAGAAGACCGTCAGCAAAAAGAGCAAGAACCACCCACCCAACACACATACTAATAATTGAAGCATTACGATTGTGCCTTCTGATAGCGGCATCGATCATCTCCTGAACTTCTTCTTTAGTTATATGATGAGGTGGATCAATCTCAGTGAACCTGTGTGCCATAGTCACATGTCTTCATTGTTTCTAAAAAGATCGTCCATCTCTCTATACTTTTGATGGAAAGCAGCATTGACTTCTTCCAACCGCTTCTCCCAGGTATCTCCACCTGCCATTCCTTTCTTTGGATTGATGCATGTCTCATCACCATTGAGATTGCAAACCAATCCAGCAAGATCTAATTCATTTCCTTTTTGACCTGTTCCTGTCCAGATGTGCTGACCGTTTAACCAAACGGCACCGCACTTAGGGCATTCCTTTCTCTCCATAGAGAGATCAGACAGCTCTTTAGACATTTTTGTACTCCAGTTTGTAGGATAAGTGTATCTATATGATACAGTTTTTTGAAATTTTTATCGGTTAATATCGATACTCATCTATTATATCGAGAACACGGTTCAAATACTCATGCGCCAGATTTTTTTCTGATTCACTTCGTTGTTCTTCAAATAGCATGTGCTTTAGCTTCAGCACTCTGCACTTCATTTCATCCTTAGTCATGGTGTTCTTAGGCATAAAAAAATCACCCCTGCTTAATTTAGCAGAGGTGAAAAATTAAATTGGGTTATATGCTGGAATCAACATACCACCATCACGGTCATCGTCGTCATCATTCACATCCTCTGTCATAAATGCTGCCCAAAAGATGAACCCACTTATCAACATTGATGCCAACAATAACATCACCATACTCCAGGAATGACCTGACCAGTGGCAAGATAGGATCCAACTGCTGCAACGAATCCGATCATTGCTGCACGACCATTCAGTTTTTCTGCTTTATCGTTAAACATTGTTTTGTTCCTCTAGGGTTTTGTTTAAAATGATGATACGTTGACCATCGTGAGTAAATTGTAACTCATCGTCAGGATGCCACAGTAGCTCTTCATACATATCGTCAAGCTTTTGCATATCCTTGTAGAGTTGGTTTGGATCTGGCATTATTATGCTGTTCTCTTTACCTCGTATATAGTAGAATCACCATATGTCTGGTGATCTTTGTATCCTACCATACGACCCTTAGTATTTTGAAGGGCAGGCATGAAAACAATGAAGAAGAAAACTCCTGGTGCGCCGATGAATACGACACTCACAATGACATAATAAGTCAGAAGTTCAATCAAGTCAGGCATTAGAAAATTCCAAAGAAAAACTTACCAGTAATTGCATACGACAGGAATCCAGAAATGATACCCATCATTGCCCAACGTCCATTATAACGCTCAATGCCTTCCATAGGAGTGGCAAGACCTTTCGAATGATAGTCGTCGATAACCATTTGGGGCTCCTTAGCCCACATATTCATTTGTCCAAGTTCGTTCGTGGTGACGGTCATAGTCTTGTGTAAAGAACTGTTACACAATTATATATGAAATGTAAACTTTTGTCAACGGTCTAACAAGGATTCACAAGCATCTCTATTTTTCCTGCAGTAGTTGTGAACATATCCATGCACATCAATCTCCATCTTATGGTGAGCGTGAAGATGAATCAATTCAATCATGCAAAGGAACCCGATCAAACAGATGTTGACCTGAGTCACAGGATGCATCAATACTTTGAGGACCTTTGACATGAGCATAAAAAAAGGGGGACCGAAGTCCCCCCAATTATAGCACTGATTTTAGAAATCAGAAGCTGTACTTGACACCCAGTTTACCGCCAACGCCAAGGTTGTCGGTGGAGAAGTCACTGTCTGCAGTAGCAGCACTGAGTTCGCCATAGACACCAACACTGCTGGACAGAGCAGCAGCAGCACCGATCTTGCCAGACCAGACTTGCTCGTTCTCAGCACCGTCAACAGCAACGACGCTAGGACCACCTTGAATGTACCAGGAAGCATCACCATCACCGATGGCACCTTCGTAACCAACGTGGAAGTCGGTGGTTGCACCAGTGTAGTCATCGCCAGCCCAACCAGCATTCGTCTCTACATTAACGTAGGGACCTGCAAGGGCAGCAGTCGCAAAGAAAGGAGCAGCAGCGGCAGCTGCGATTACAGATTTGATCATTAGTTTTTACCTCGTTATTTTTACTTGTGGAATGGTTACCCACAGATGAAAAGAGACTCGACGTGTCTCTGTTGTAAAACGTTACATAAGTAACGTTCTGAGTATTTATACCGTTACTTCCCTGCAACTTCGGGGGGTAACCGTAAAAAGGGATTGTACTGGAACATTCTGTCCCAGTTGTCAGCAATTTCGTCTGGCACGTTCTGCCAGAATTGCTGAATACCATTATAACTTGATTTGTGAAATACGTCAACATGATCTGTGTGGATATCCGACCCAAGATCAATTTGATACAAGAACAATGGAATGGAGTAAGTCACTCCAGAATTGTAGAGCAGGTCATCAGCGACTGCTCGTGGTTTGACACCATTATCCAATTTGTATTTGTCCCCACGGATATGGTATCTAAACAACCTCTCTGCATGATGCCTGGTGATGATGTAGCAAGCAGTAGAGAAGTCATTACAGAATCTCTGGTGCAGTTGAATATGCACAGCACCAGGATTGATGATAGCGAGTTGAATCATGTCCCAATCGTATGGGAGATGTGCCATGAACTCACCCCAGGTGAATCCCCAATACCTTACAGTATCAAGGACACAATCATCCTCCATGATCATTGCCACAGGAGAATCACTGGTTTCATACCAGTGCTTGATTGCCTTAAGGTGAGAAGTAACACAACCTACTTCACCAGACATCATGTTGTCTGGGTATCTACCCTTGAGAATGTCACTAAGATCATCTTCTCTACCATCATAGGCAGAGATACGTTC